CATTAGTCTTCAATTTTTAAAGTTTTTATTGCCCATTTCTCAGGTTTACCACTTGCAATCATATCTACCCATTCTTTTGCAGTAGGGATATAGTTGTTGCAATCCTCTTTGACATGTTGTTCTCCTACATATCTTACATATACATCTTTACCATCAGAGTTGGTAATAGTCATACCAAATCTTTGTTCACATTCAAATATACCCTCACTGTGGTGTCTGAATATTCTATGCATACTATGTCCAATCCAAGCTTTGGTTTCATCAAACCACTTATGGATTTCTAAATAATCTACAGGAGATCCTCCAAACTTTTTAGCTGAAGATTTTGCATGTTGCCAAGGATGTGCCATTACTTTTTATTTAAGAATTCAATAACTTTTTCCCAGTAAGTTCTATTTTTCATTAGACCATCTCTAAATGGTGCCAATGCATGGGTTGCTGCTGCAGATTTTAATGCTTCTTCCTTAGCTTTTTCATCACCATGTAATTTTAATGCATTGTTATACAATTCATCTGCTTTTTCCCTTTCTTTCATTCTTCTTCTGTTTTACTAAATAAATCTCCATCATGAAAAAAATCTTCAGTCTCAGTGATTCTTATGTGGTTATTAATAATATACTTTCCTGAAGGAACACATATGCATAAACTACCAAAACCACCTTCATTATTCCACCAATCCTCTATATCATCAAGAAGTTTAGATTCTGCAAATGATTCAATTTGATAATAAAGATCTCCACCTAGATTTGTTAAAGCAGATTCAGTTTCCCAATCATCTATATTATCATTTACATCTTCTGGAGTATCACACTTTTCTGTTGTATATCCAATCCATTCTATGGCACCGGAGTCTCCTCCACCATCATATTTTACTTTAACACCTGTAATACCTAAATCAGCCAACTTAAATAAGAGGCTTGTTAATTCTAATTCTGTCATAACTATTTAATTTTGTAAAATCTACCTAATATGTTTCCATTTAGGAATTCTTCTTTTTCAAGTACTTCGTGAACAAACTGATGTTTGGTTTCTTGATATGTGAGCTCCATACCTGAGTAACATATCAATAAGATTTCTCTTTTGATTACTACTCCAGCTTTGTGAGCATCTTTTAGAATCTTATTACTACTGTAATAGTTCATGAAGTCTGGTTTTAACTCTCTCTTGTACTTTTTAAGTCTCTTGTCCGTGGACATGGCTAGAGCTTTTTTACCAAGAGGTTTCTTTATATTAGCAAAGAAATTCTTCTTACCAACATATGCAACAGACTTACCATCTATAATAGCAGTCATAATATAAATAAATCCTACACCTCCTACAGGTATGTCACCTTCATTAAATTCTTTTCCTTGATAAATCCAGCTCATAGTGTTTGTTTTAATAGTGGAAATAATCTATCTCTCACAGCTTCAATACCATGATCTCTTACTGAATCTGACAAATCTTTAGACATGTCTAAGTTGATATACTCAAAACCATACTTACTCTTATATTTTTGAGCAGACTTTAGTCCCGGCTCATCATTATCAAATAGAACAATTACTTTTTGATATTTAGAAATAATAGGTTTCATAAAATTTTCTGGTATTACACTGTTCTCACTGTCTGGAGAAATAGATTCAATACCTGTGATACCTAATCTTTTAAAACACATTAAGTCCTTTAAAGAAGAAGTAATTATCAAATACTTAGATTTAAACTCAAGCTGATCAGAACCCTGTATATAATCATGCACTTTAATAAACTTGTTGTCTTTGTTTTTTGGAGTATATATTTTATACAGTGTACCATCTTCTCGAAAATAACCATAGATAAAGTTACCTTTGATATGTACAGTATCTAATATACGTCCTTCATCATCTTCTTTGATCATAGTATAAAAAGACAGGGGATAAACATTATGACCTTCTAATATAGAGGAGGATAGTTTAAAACCTTTCCAATATGCTTGGTCTAATGTATTCCAGTGTCTCATTTCATAATCAGAAACTACATACTTGTTCTGTGGTTTATATGTAATAGGTACATAAGTATTGTTAGAAATATATACAGCATAGTCTTCCATTATTCTAAAAGAAGCTTTACCTCTACCATCTAAATTATACAAATGCATTACAAGATTTAATCCATCACCACCATAACCTGAAGAAAAATCTTTAAACTTGTAGTGACCCTTACTATCTGTATAAATACACATAGAAGGAACTTTATCTCTTGAACTAAATATAGATTTGATTTTGAGACTTTGACCAGATAGTCTTTCAGTCAGTTTAAGATAGTGTTCAAATACCCATTCTCTAGGTACATCATTTAAATCAGAAATTATTGTTGCAGTTGAAATCATATTCTAAAATTTAAAATAAGGGGGAACCCCTATTGATTCCCCCTAACTATTTTTTAGTCTAGAGAGAAATCAGTAGAAGGTTTGATTGATTTAAAATCATCATCATCACCAAATTTAGAAACTTCAGTATTCTCAAGTTTCTTCAAATGAAGTTTTTCATCATATCTAATTACTTTACCTTCTTCTACTTCACCAAATGCATACTTACCTTTTTCTGCTTTTGGCAACCACATATCATAATTAGTATATCCAGTTTTACCTACATATTCTTTACCTGCAATACAGAATTCCAAATAAATATCTTTAATAGGAGCAGATGCATTAAATGAGTCTACAAAGTCTTCAATAGTATCATGTTTGTTATGTTGAGCTTGCATCCAATCATTAACACCCATAGTCTTACAAAGATTTTGTAAGAAGATCAAAATAGATCTATCTCTTTGAATTTTAATACCAGTCTTAGTCTCACCATCTGCAAATGCATACTGAGAAGCTTTAATTCTACCAATCTGACCTTTAAAATGTCCTTTCTCAGGATTGTCTTTATCAAGAGCAAATCCTTCAAAACCTTCAATAGGTTCAGTCTCTACGTGCAATATCAAATGATATGCATCTTTAATAAACTTAAACTCCTCCAGTTCTACGTTGTTAATTTTTAATACTTTGTTACCTGGACTAATTGTTTTTGGTAGGCCGGATCCACCGGTACCAAGATCTTCTGTACTTAAAGCCATTTTTACTTTACTTTTTTTAATTATTAAACAAAAACTTTTTCCCATGATGTCTTTAGAACACCATCAATCATCTCAGAAATTACTATTTCTTCATTACGTAAATGCTCTGGTCTTGCACCACAAGTAACTTCTTCATTAGTCTTAAAAGACAAAATAGTCTTGTTACCCTTACGGTACATGTATCCAATAGCATCTGCATTTGCACAAATTAAAGATTTAATCTTACCTGTCAAGTCAATATTTGCTGACATGACCATCTCACCCTTATCATCAACTACCTTGTCTTTAATATGACCAGATAGGATAATTGTGGGTGCTAAGGTATCAATAAAATCTAAAACTTGAAAGAATGCTTGCCTAATATATAAATATCCGGCACCATTTGGTAGTGTAGTTACATTATCTCCATCATAGTTTTTACCCATTGATGTACCTCTGTAAAGTTTAATTGCAAGTGGCATAATCATATCCTCTAATGCAGTTACAGTATCAATAGTAATAAACTTATATGGATTACCAGCAGCTTTAATTGCTTTACCAGTATCCAATAGTTCTTGTAAACTACCAATTTTTACTTTCAATGCTTCAACATAATCAGCACCATTTTCCAAATCAAGAATTAAATTGTCTTCTAAACCTGCATAAGCTGTTGTTTTACCAGTCTTAGGTTTAGAATAAATCACAATCCTTTTAGGATTCTGTCTTTCAGCCTTTACTTTTTTAGTAGGAAGTACTATACTCATATATCACTTTTTGTTTGTTTAATCAGATCATTTAACCATGGTCTTGCACTAACAGGTTTTAGTAACATAATTGCTGCAAGATCTCTGATAGTAATTTCTGACAATGGGGCATCTGCAATTTCTTCATTAGAAATTTCTTCCTCTACTTTAGGAGTAAATTCTTGTTCAAAGTCTGGAAATAAACTTAATGACTTTTGTAACTGTGGTACTTCAAGTTTAGCTTCTTCTTTTCTCTTTTCATAAAGAGAATAACTAATCTCTTGTCCACTAGGTAGTACAGCAACCATCTCACCTAAAGAAACTAGATATTTTCTATCTACTTTACCATCGGCATCAATAGTTTCTGTAACATCATACTCCTCATTGTAAAAAGGATTAAACTTAAGTTTAAACAACTGTCTGTCTTCAATACCTGGTACAATGTCTGTATTCTTTCCTGCTCCATCATACACGTTCTCATAGAACTCAATATAGATGTCTTCTCCTTTTTTCAATTCCCATTCAAAGAACTGACATTGTTTTCCAAACTTACCTTTCTTAAAGAAAGCAGTTTTAATAGTAAAAAATGGATCTACTAATCCAATTGCTTTGAAAGCATCCATATGCTGCATATAGAACTCTCTTTCTTTTTCTTTTCTTAAATTGTTGTTATTCATGTTAATTAATTTACTTGGATTTTTGCTGTGGTTTCCCTAGCAGGTGTTGGTATTTCTACTATTCTCATAGTAGTTCTATCTAATTTAAAGAAACTGATTCTAGTCATACCATTACGTGACTTCAGGAAGTGGAATACTAAAGTATCCGGATCTTCAATTAGGAACTTCTCAGGACCATATTTCTTTATTTTTCTTATAGAAGGTTTATTAATACCAATAACTATATCAGCATGTTGTAATAGCGCATCAGAACCATAAATGTCAGAATCTAATACATAATCGCCATAGTTGGCTTCTACTTGTCTTTTAGTAGCATCTATGT